GTCGTGCGGACCGACAGCGGGCGGAGGGACTCGCCCTAGCGGAGCAGGCTGAGCTTCGAGCACGTAGCCGTGAGGAGGACTGGGAGCGCCGTCAGCGAGAGGACGAGGAGCGGGAGAAGGCCGAGAAGCGGAGGGCTGAGGAGGCCCGAAGCGCTGAGTGGAGATGGGCGGATGAGATGAGGGACAGGGTCCAGAGAATGCGCCCGGGAGACCCCTACGAGGGGGACCTTGAGGAGGATGTCGCCCGTCATCGCCGGGCTAACGAGGGCACCGGGATGAGCGGAGACACCGCCCGCATCACCGAGAAGCTGGAGAAGCTGGGGCTGTGGACGAGGAGCTGGGTGGACAAGCTCGACCTCGAGGAGTGGACCGAGCAGGACCGGGAGGAGTGGCAGGCGGTCTACCGAGGGGGCCGGGAGCATCCGCACTACTACGCGGCCGTGGCCCGAGCGCCTCGCGTTCACTCCTTCGACTATGAGCGGCAGGTGAAGTCGAGGATGCACCAGGAGGCTGAGGCGGCGGCCGCGGAGAAGTTCATGCAGTGGACGGAGGAGCTCCTCGGTGCGTCGTTCCGCCTCGCGGACGGGACGATCACGACATGGGGTGAGGCGACGGTAGAGCAACACCTGGAGCGTGTCGCGATGTTCGAGAGGCAGGCGGTGACCGGCGTCATGGGAGCGTCCCGTCATCTCCAGGCCGTCGAGGAGATCCGGGAGCGTGGCGCGCGGACCCTCGCCGAGGCCGTGGCGGTCCCGGCATGAGCCGGGAGCGGCCGACGCCGTACGGGACGGAGGAGTCCCTCGCGCTGGAGAACGCTAGGCTCCGGTCCGCGCTCGGGCAGGAGAGGAAGCGGTCCGCGGCCCTCGCGCGCGAGCTCGAGGAGTCTGAGCGGCGGCGGGACGCGGGGATCACGCCGGAGCGGCGGGAGTACCTCGAGCGGCGTGACCGGGAGCTCTCGCGGATCCTCCAGGCATGGAAGGACGAGGGGCCGATGCCGAACGTGCATCGCCGGGCTCAGCTGGAGGTGAGGCACATCATGCCGGTGCTGGTGAGGAGGATCGAGCACGTGCTCCGCCGCCCCTAGACTGTGCTACAGTATGAGCACATCCCCGGAGAGGCCGGGGAGCAGGCACCCGAGGAGCCGGACATGCAGAACGAGCACATCGAGACCACGACCGAGAAGCTCGGCTACCGCCGCTACCGCGTGACCCGCCGCGCGTACGTGACCCGCGGCCGCGTCCTCGTCGCCGAGGGCGCCGCGGAGGACACGACGATCACGAAGGCGCACCGGGCGGCGGGTCTCGCGCTCACGCGGGCGCGGGCCGGGCGCTGAGGCGACTCGGATCCGGCGAGCGGGCTGTCCTACGGGGCGGCCCGCTTCGTCGTGCCCGGCCGTCGAGGCGAGTCGGGTCCGGCGCTCGCCCGGTACTACCCCTGCTAGGATCCGGCTCATGGCGAGAGCGAAGCAGGCGGCGAGGTCGCGGGAGTACCCGTGCCCGGCGTGTGCTGAGCGCGGGGAGCCTGGCCGGATCGGGTCGCAGCGAACGCAGTGCAAGCTCTGCAACCGGTGGGCGCAGGGCGTCATCCGTGCGACGCACTCGATGCTCCGGCTCTACGAGCCCGAGGTCTTCCAAGCCCTCCGCGAGCAGGCGGAGCTAGAGACCTATCTCAAGCTGACGAAGGAGGAGGCCGATGTCGAGCCCAGCGCATGAGCCCCTGACCAGCGACGAAGAGCACGGTACTACCGGCGATCAGGGACCCGAGAGTGTCGACGACCATGGAATGAGGCTCCGCCCGAACGGGCAGAGGATGTGCTCAGCGCGCCGAAGCAACGGAGAGCCCTGCCGAGCCCTCGCGATGAGCGGCCAGCGCGTGTGCAGGACGCACGGCGGGAGCTCCCCACAGGCGAAGCGGAAGGCCGCCCTCCGACTCGTCGAGCTCATCGACCCGGCGATCGCGACCCTCGCCCGAGAGATGGTCCAGGCGGACACCTCAGCGGACCGGCAGAGGGCGGCGAACAGCATCCTCGACCGTGCGGGCGTTCCGCGCGTGACGAAGGAGATCGGAGTCGACACGTCCCGCGAGGTGCTCCTCACGCGCCTTCGCGAGATCAGGAAGCAGAAGCGGGACGGGACGCTGAGCGTCGAGCGGACCGCTGAGCAGATCAGCTACCGGCGCGGGACCGCCGCGCAGGATGACCCCACTACCAACAGCGCCCTGGAGGCACCACGTGAAGACTGAACTCGTCGCGATCGACACCGTCCGTCCCCTCGACCGGAATCCGCGACGGCACCCTGAGAAGCAGCTCAACGAGCTGGTGAAGTCCATCGAGCAGTTCGGGCAGTACCGGCCCCTCGTCGTCGACGAGGATGGGGTGATCCTCGCGGGGAACGGCCTCCACGTCGCCCTCAAGCGGGCCGGGGTGTCGAAGGTCAGCGTCTACCGGATGACCGGGCTCACGGAGGCGCAGAAGACGAAGCTGGTCCTCGCGGACAACCGGACCGGGGACCTGTCGAATGATGACTTCGACGTGGTCGAGGCGATGCTCGCAGAGCTGGGCGACTTCGAGGTTCCCGGCTATGACCCGGACATGCTCCGCACCCTCATCGCGGACGCTGAGGACATCACGGCTGAGGCGGAGGAGTACGGCACCATCGACCCGGCCGTCCGTGACCGGATGCTCGGCCGTGAGGACGACGTCGACGAGTACAACGAGCAGGCGACCGTCGGCACCCCGCCCGAGCCGTCCTTCACTGGCAGCGGCGCCCCTGCGAGCGACGAGGCCCCCTCGATCGAGCTGGACTTCTCGACGGGCACTCCGGCCGGGGACGCCCTCGCGGACGCCGTCGAGACGCGCAAGCGGGAGGGGCACGTCTGCCCGGCGTGTGGCCGCGGATGGTGACGAAGCGGAAGCCCCTCACCTACGACGTGGTCGAGGGGGCGCGGCGGAGGATCATCCGCGCGTTCAGCAACGGCGTGCGGGTCTACCTCAGCATGTCGGGCGGGAAGGACTCGATCGTCCTCGCGGACCTCGTCTACAAGCTGATCCGTGAGGGGCGCATCGACCCGTCGCGACTCGTCGTGGTCTTCGTCGACGAGGAGGCGATCTTCGGGGAGATCGACCGGATCGTCCGCGACTGGCGGCGGCGCTTCCTCGCGGCCGGGGCGGAGTTCCGCTGGTACTGCATCGAGGTGAAGCACTTCAACTGCTTCAACCAGCTCACGAACGACGAGTCCTTCATCTGCTGGGACTCGACGAAGCGGGACGTGTGGTGCCGCCCGATGCCGTCCTTCGCGATCACGGACCATCCGAAGCTGAGGCGGCGGCAGGAGAACTACCAGACGTTCCTCCCCCGCATCATGCGGGACGGGATCCGCATGGCCGGGGTCCGGTCCTTCGAGTCGATCCAGAGGATGAACGCCTTCGACCAGCGGTGGGAGACGCCGGAGGACACGCTCTTCCAGCCGATCTTCGACTGGCGGGACACGGACGTGTGGAGGTACATCCGCGACGAGGAGCTGGACTTCCCCGAGACGTACCTGCACCTGTACCAGACGGGGAGCACGAAGCGGCAGATGAGGATCAGCCAGTTCTTCTCGATCGACACGGCCCGGTCCCTCGTGAAGATGGACGAGTACGAGCCGGACCTCATGGACCGGATCGTCGCGCGGGAGCCGAACGCCTACCTCGCGGCGCTCTACTGGGACACGGAGATGTTCGGGCAGTCCGGCGGCCGCGGTGAGGCGCGAAGCTCTGAGCAGGGCGGGGAGTCCCGCGACTGGAAGGCGGAGACCCTCGCGATCCTCACGGACCCGGACTGGGTGCGGGAGAACCCGACGAAGGGGAAGGAGTACCGGCTCATCCGCCGCACGGCGGCGCGGAACAGCCTCGACATGCTCCCGAAGCACTGGAAGCTCGCGCACGAGATCCTCATCGGCGGTGACCCGAAGCAACGGTCCTACCGCTCTCTCCTCTCAAGCATCGCCACGGAAGGCAGGAAGAACTATGACCAGCACCAGCGTGAGCAAGCCGTCGGCCTCACCGTCGACGCCTGACACCGCCCCGGCCGACGAGGCGGACCTCCTCACCCCGCTTCGGGGCCTGGAGTTCGTCCCGCGTGACTCGCTGCGAGCGAATGACTACAACCCGAACCGGGTGAACGAGGAGAACCTCCGACTCCTCACGCAGTCGATTCTGAGCAACGGCTGGACCCTCCCGATCGTCGCCCGGCCGGACGGGACGATCATCGACGGCTTCCACCGTTGGACCGTCTCGGGCCGGGAGCCGCTCCTCTCGCGCCTTAGTGGGCTCGTCCCCGTCGTCCGCGTCCGGCACAGCGACAAGGCGGGGGACGTCTACGGCACGATCACGCACAACCGTGCCCGCGGCACGCACCTCCTGGAGCCGATGAAGGCGATCGTCGCTGAGCTCCTCGCGGAGGGGAAGACGGTCGCGGAGATCGGGAAGGAGACGGGCATGAAGCCGGAGGAGGTGTTCCGCCTCGCGGACTTCTCGCGGGAGGACTTCCTCGCCCGGATGATCTCCTCGTCGGACGGCTACAACCGGGCCGAGTACCACGTGAAGGTGAAGTAGCGGGGCTCGCCCCGGGCCGGGCTCTACGATCAGCGCAGGCGGGCGCACAGCGCGTTCCGCGACTCCCCTAGACAGGACACGACATGGACATCTTGACCCCGGGCGCCGGGTGGGCGCTCATCGCGGCCTTCGGGCTGTTCTTCTTCGGCGCAACGTGGCTCGCGTCGCGGCGCCCGGCGCGGGCCGGTGAGCGGGAGAGCAAGGAGGGCTTCCTCATGGCGGGGCGGCGCCTCGGTTGGGTGCAGGCGGCGTTCTCGATCGCGGCGACGTGGATCTGGGCGCCCGCGCTCTTCGTCGCCGCTCAGCAGGGGTACGAGCACGGCTGGGTCGGTGTCTTCTGGTTCACGGTGCCGAACGTCGCGTGCCTGGTGGTCTTCGCGTTCTTCGCGCGGCGGGCGAGGGCGATGTTCCCCGAGGGGTTCACGCTCTCCTCTGCCGCGTCGGCCCGCTACTCCTCGCGCGTGCAGGTGCTCTACCTCATCGCGCTGATCGGGCTGGCCGTCGCGTCGTTCGCGGTTCAGCTCCTCGCGGGGGCGGTCGTCGTGACCGCGCTGACGGGGATCCCCTTCGGCGCCGTGACCCTCGCGCTCTCGATCGTCGCGCTGAGCTACACCGCCTACGCGGGGCTCCGCGGGTCCGTGGTGACCGACTGGTTGCAGATGCTCGTGATCGGGCTGGTCGGCCTCGGCCTCGCGGCGGCCGTCGCCGTCGTCGCCGGGCCGGGCACGATCGGGGCGGGCCTCGCCGGGGCGGACGGGATGTACACCTCCCTCACGTCCGGGCCGGGCGCGGCGGTGTTCTGGGGCTTCGGGCTGAGCACGACGATCGGGCTCCTCTCGGGGCCGTTCGGCGATCAGTCGTTCTGGCAGCGGGCGTGGGCCGTCGAGGAGCGGGACGTCCGCCGGTCGTTCATCCTCGGCGCGGGGATCTTCGCCGTCGTCCCGATCGTCATGGCGACGCTCGGCTTCGCCGCGGCCGGGGGCGGCCTGGTCCCAGAGGACCCGTCGCTGACGAACCTCGCGGCGATCCTCGCGTGGCTCCCCGAGTGGACCGTCATCCTCTTCCTGCTGTACGTGTTCTCGGGCCTGGTGTCGACGATGTCGTCTCAGCTCTCGGCGCTGAGCACCTTCGCGGGGCACGACTTCTCGCGCATGGGTGACGATGAGCTCCGCGTGGTGCGACGGGCTCGCCTCGCGATGATCGCGCTGACCGTCGGCGCCCTCGCGATCGCGAACATCCCGGGCATCGCCGTCGTCCAGCTCTTCATCTTCTACGGCACCCTCCGGGCGTGCACACTGGTCCCGACGGTCCTCATGCTCTCGTGGCGGCGGGAGCTCTCGGAGCGGGGCGCGTTCTGGGGGATCATCGCGTCCCTCGCCGTCGCTCTGCCGCTGAGCGCGTACGGGAACCTCACGGGGACGGTCCCGGCGATCGTGGCGGGGTCCCTCGCGGCGATCGGCCTGTCCGGTGCGGGCGTCGTCCTCGGGACGCTCCTCGGCGGCCGGGGCGGTCCCTCGCGCGGTGAGAGCGCTTCCCCGCGGCTGTACGCCTCCGAGGCGGCGGCGGAGCGGGCCGGAGCGGGGGCGCTGTGACCGTCGGCGGGGAGAGTGTGAGCGACGAGGATCTGCTGGCCGAGCTGGAGGGCTTCTCGGACGAGGAGGTCGCGGCCGCCCTGGAGGGGATGCCGGACCTGGCCGTCGAGTCGCTCCTCCGCGTCGTCTCCGTCAGCGGAGCGTCTGCCGCTCTCCCCGCTGGCCCGATCGAGCAGGCGCGGGAGGTCGATCCGGCGTACCGGTTCCGGGATCACCTCGTGTACCTCAGCGATCGGCTGCGGCAGGCGGTCGAGGATGTCGAGGCGGGGCAGAACCGCTACCTCCTCATCTCGATGCCGCCCCGGTCGGGGAAGTCTCAGCTCACGTCGACGTACTTCCCGCTCTGGCTCCTCCGGCGGCACACCGACTGGAAGGTCGGGCTCATCTCGCACAGCGACTCCCTGAGCATCGGGTGGGGCCGCGAGGTGCGGCGGCTCATCGAGGAGAACAGTGCGGCGTACGGGATCCGCCTCGCGCGGGATGCGGGCGCGGCGTCGCACTGGCAGACGGAGGACAAGGGCTCGGTCACGTCCCGGTCCGTCGGGCAGTCGATCACGGGCCTCGGCTTCAAGGTGATGCTGATCGACGACGCTGTGAAGGACTTCGCGGCGGCGCACTCGGCGAAGCAGAGGGAGAACCTCTGGAACTGGTGGACGGTGAACGCGATCACGCGCCTGGAGCCGCCGAACCTCGTCGTGATGATCGGGACGCGCTGGCATGAGGATGACCTCCTCGGCCGCGTCCGGTCGCCGGAGCATCCGGGGGACCCGTCGGAGTGGGAGGTGATCTCCTTCCCGGCGATCGCGGAGAAGGACGACGTGCTCGGCCGCGAGCCGGGGGAGCCGCTGATCTCGCCGCTCCTCGATGAGACTCCGGAGGAGGCGCTCGTCCGCTGGGATGACCAGAAGAAGACGGTCGGCTCGTACGCCTGGGCGGCGCTGTATCAGCAGCGGCCGTCTCCGGCGAAGGGTGCGATCTTCGACGTCGGCTGGTGGCGCTACTGGACGACGGATCCGGCGCGGGTGACGGATGACGGGAAGGTCGTGCTCTTCGACCCGTCGCGGCCGGGCCGGTGGATCGACTCGTGGGACACGGCGTTCAAGGGCTCCGAGGAGGGGGACTTCGTCGTCGGGCAGAGGTGGTGTCGGCAGGGCGGGAACCGCTTCCTCATCGCTCAGCATCGGGGCCGCTGGTCGTTCACGCAGACCCTCGACAAGATGCGCGCGTGGGGCCTCGGGGATGAGCCGTACCTGTCGCCGTACGGGCACCTCGTGCATGAGCGGTTCATCGAGGAGGCGGCGAATGGTGCGGCGATCATCGACACGCTTCGTGAGGAGATCAGCGGGCTCAAGCCGGTGAAGGCGGTTGTGGGGAAGGAGGCGCGGGCTCGGGCGGTGACGCCGGAGATCGAGTCGGGGAATGTCTTCCTCCCGCTCCCGGCGGATCCGGGGAACGAGTGGGTGAGCGACCTGCTCAGCGAGCTTCGGAACTTCCCGCATGACGCGCACGATGATCAGGTCGATGCGTTGACGCAGGGTCTCTCGGCGCTTCGGGAGACGGGTCGGGCGGCGATCACGGTGCCGGGCCGGTCTGGGGCCGCGGTGCAGAGGAATGTGGGGCGGACGGCGCTCGCGCAGGTTCGGCGTCGGCCGGGGCCGGGCGGGCGGTGATGGGCGGCACTCTCGGGTCGACTTGACCTACTGTGCTCATACTGTGCTACAGTATGGGGACCAGGGCAGGCACCCCGCCAGCCCGAGACTCCCGAGGAGTTCCCATGACCGCCACCCCCGCCGCCACCGAGGTCCGCCTCACCGTCGAGAGCATCTCCGCGATGCCCGGCCCCATCCCCGGCGTCGCCCTCACCCTCACCCTCCCGCTCAGCGGCCCGGCCGTCGAGTACGCGCACGAGGTCAGCGGGACGGTCTACACCACCCGCTCCCTGGAGGTCTGGCTCGTCGACACCCGCGAGCCGGGCACCGAGGGCTTCCACACCATCACCCTCTTCGGGCACTACGCCGACCTCGGCGCCATGGTCGAGCTGGAGGGCTGGGACGAGCAGATCACCCTCGGCGACGCGCTCGACTCCTGCGAGTACCTCGCCGCGCAGGGACTCCTCGCGACCGTCGGCGAGGGCCACCAGAACCTCCTCCCGTACTGATCCACCCCCGGGCGGGCGTCACCCCGGCGCCCGCCCTCACCTCACCCCGAAGGAGCACACCGTGCCGATCCGCCCCGCCACCTACGTCACCGCCCCCGAGGTCAACATGGCCGCCGAGGCCGTCCGCCGCCGCATCCGCGCCCGCTGGGAGCGCCGCCGCGCCGCAACCGCCGGGCACACCGTTCTGTCGATCCAGGCACCGTCCCCCCGAGGGCTCTCGCCCACGCGACGCGCCGCGACCACCGCGGACACCAACCTCTGCCTCACCAACCGCGCCTTCGCCGAGCGTCGCTACGCTCTCGTCGAGAAGGTCGGCCGATGACCACCGACACCACCGCGCTACAGGAACGCATCGCGGAGGAGCTGTACTACGACCAGCACCCCGAGGGGCGGCACAGGAACGAATGGCCCACCGCCGTCTACCCCGACACCGTCTACGAGTACCGTGACCTCGCCGCCGCTGTCTTCCCGATCATCGCCGCCGAGGTGCAGGCCGCGAAAGCCGAAGCATGGGACGACTGCGAGCGGTCGATGCATCGCTGGTTCAACGATCCATTCGCAGGCGACGCGCCCCGCAACCCCTACGAGGAGACCCCGTGACCGAGGTGTGACTTCGGGGGTGTACTGACCCGCCCGCCGAGGCTCTCGCGGATCCCGTGCTAGCCTCGGCGGTGCGATAGGCGCGCACCCCAGGGCCCCGGTCACCTACACAGGTGGCCGGGGCTTCGCCATGCCCGGCCGCTACCATGAGCACATGCGCCTACTCGACATCCCGCTCGCCACGCTCGCCGCGGCCCGCCTGTCCCGCCTCGTGATCACCGACGACATCGGCCGGTGGTGGATCCACGAGCCCGTCGACCGGGCGATGGATCGCTACGCCGAGCGGGAGCTGTGGGCGGCCGCGAACGTCGGGCAGGCGCCTCAGGAGCCGTGGTGGTGGAAGTACCGGAGCGGCCTCGACTGCCCCTTCTGCATCGGCTTCTGGCTCGGCGCCGCCGTGCTCGTCACGGGCGCCGCCGCGACCCGCCGCCCCGGCCCCGCCGCCGCGGCCTGGAGGCTCGGCGCGGGAGCCCTCGCACTCAACTACGCCGCGGCGCACCTCGGCGCCCGCCTCGGCGACTTCGACCACGACGATGAGGACACCGACCGATGAACAAGAAGCAGACCCCGCTCAGCACCCTCGTCGCCTCCGCGAAGCGGCTCAGCGAGACCGACGTCAAGACGAAGAAGAAGCGGACCGGCGGCTCCGGGACCTCCTCGTGGCAGGAGGACGCCTGGGACATGTTCGACCTCGTCGGTGAGCAGCGATTCCTCGCGACGAACCTCGCGGGACAGCTCGCGAAGGCGCACCTCTACGTCGGCCGCGTCACCCCGGGCGCCGACGCGCCGGAGAGGGTCAACGAGGAGACGGCCACCCCCGCGTCCCGCCTCGCCGAGGCGCTCCTCGACTCCTTCGGCTCCAGCGACGCGGGCCGCTCGCAGATCCTCAACAGGCTCGCCGTGAACCTCTTCATCCCCGGCGAGGGCTGGATCGTCGGGATCCCGCCCGCGTCCGATGACGAGCTCTCAGGTGACGACCTCACCGCCCCGTCCGGCGGCCTCATGCTCACGCAGAGGATCGGCGAGGCGGCAGGAGTCGCGGACGCTGAGGAGGAGCACTCCGCCCTCGACGACGTCGATGTGGAGGATCTGGAGTGGCGGATGCTCTCCGTCTCCGAGGTCAGCGTGAACTCGACGACCGGCAAGGTCGAGCTCACCCTCGACGAGGGCGAGAAGGCGGAGTACAGCCCCGACGACCTCTACCTCATCCGCGTGTGGCGGCCGCACCCCCGGAAGTGGTGGGAGGCGGACTCCCCGACCCGCTCGTCCCTCCCCGTGCTCAAGGAGCTCGTCGGCCTCACCATGCACGTGAGCGCGCAGGTCGACTCGCGCCTCGCCGGGGCCGGGGTCCTCGTCGTCCCTCAGTCGATCCAGCGGTCCCTCGCCGAGCAGGCCGGGGTCGACGAGAGCGAGGACCAGTTCACCGAGTCGCTCATCGAGTCGATGCTCACCCCGATCTCGGACCGTGCCTCCGCGTCCGCCGTCGTCCCCCTCGTCGTGACGGCGCCGGACGACGCGGTCGACAAGATCAAGCACCTCACCTTCTCCCAGCCCCTCGACACGGCAGCGCAGGAGCTCCGCGATGAGGCGATCCGCCGCCTCGCGCTCGGGCAGGATGCGCCGCCGGAGCTTCTCCTCGGGACGGGGGACATGAACCATTGGGGCGGCTGGCTCGTCCAGTCGGAGACCGTCGAGACGCACATCGCGCCGGTCCTCTCGCTGATCTGCGACGCGCTGACGACGCAGTTCCTCTGGCCCGCGCTCATCGACCAGGGCGTCGACGAGGACGCGGCGCAGGACTACGTCATCTGGTACGACGTCGACCACCTCATCTCGCGGCCGAACCTCGGCGCAGACTCCCTCGCCCTCCACGAGCGGGGCGTCATCGACGACACGGTCCTCCGGCGCGCGCACGGCTTCGATGACACGGACGCGCCGAAGGAGACGGAGCGGGCGGAGGATGATCCGGCCCTCGCCGTCGTCCTCGACATGGTCCGCGCTGCACCCTCCCTCGCGCAGAATCCCGGCATCCCGACCCTCGTCGAGCAGATCCGGGAAGTCCTCACGGGCGATTCTGCGGGCGTTGCGGCGCTCCCGGCCCCGGAGGACGCCGAGGGGTCCGAAAGCGCGGGAGACGGCGAGGAGCGGCCCGCGGGCGGCATTCCTGAGACTTCGGCGGATCCGGCAGAGCTCCCGGGTCCCGGGGAGGGCTGAGCCGTGGACTGTGATGCTCTGCTCCTCGCCGTCGGGGACACCCTCGTCCTCAAGGTGCTGGAGACGATGGGGAAGCGGCTCGTCCGCACGAAGCGGTCCCGCTACCAGATCATCGGCGACTCGCCGTTCCACCTCGCGCACACCGTCTGGCAGGTCGATGATGAGGAGGCGACGAAGGCGCTCCGCGGCGCCTGGGACATCGTCCCGATCCTCATCTCCCGTCACGGTGAGGAGTGCGGCGCGGACGCGGCCGCCGTCGTCGAGGTGCTCGACGAGTACGTGCACGACCTCGTGATCACGGGGACACCGCACCACGTCGAGGAGCTCGGCTACAGGTTCGAGACGCGCCTCGGGATGGGCGCTGAGGAGATGGAGGCGGCGCTGTGAACGTCGACGCGCAGGAGATCATCGACGGCATCGACCTCACGAGCGAGGACGCCGTCGACGACGCGAGGCAGAGCTACGAGGACGCGCTCGACGCGGCCTTCTCGGCGAGGGTCGAGGACTTCCTCCGCGGCGTCATCGTGGACGCGGCCGCCGCCCTCGGCTCCGCTACCCTCGTCGCCGCCGGGGCTCAGCCCGCCGCCGAGCTCCCGGAGCGGGGGAAGGGCGGACGCTTCGTCGCGGACCCGTTCTCCTTCACGCAGGTGATGAACCGCTGGTACGGAGCCGTGCGCGAGCTCGCCGCGGACACGGACCTGGACGACCGGCAGGTGCGCCTCGTGATGGACGGCGCGGACCTCCCCTCGTGGGCCTTCGACGAGGTGACGGAGCAGCTCAGGACGGCGCGCGAGGAGGGGTGGACGGCGCACAAGACGAAGCGCGCCCTCTCCGCGACGCTCATCCCGAAGGAGTCCTCGGGCCGGTGGGACAGCCGGAGCAAGTACCGCGTCGCCGTCTCGCGGATAGCGCGGACCCTCGCGACGGAGAACTGGAATCTCAAGGTCGCGGGGACGCTCGATACCCTGGGCTTCGAGATGAAGCGCTGGGTCTCCCGGCACGACGCGCGGGTCCGCCCGACGCACACGATCGCGCACGGGCAGACCGTGCGGCTGGAGGACCGCTTCATCGTCGGGGCGGCGCGGATGCTCTACCCCGGCGACCCGACCGCGCCGCCCGGCGAGGTCATGAACTGCCGGTGCACGCTGGTCGGCGCCCGCCGATCCGCCCTACGGAAGGACCTGGAGATGACGAACCCCCGAGACCGGAAGCGCGGGCGGAAGCTCGCCGCTGACATCGACACCTACGCCCTCGCGGCGATCACCGACACCCTCGCGGAGGACGCGGAGGATGAGCAGGAGATCGTCGACGAGGCCGCGGAGGACGCCGTCGAGGAGGCTGAGGCGGAGCCGGAGGATGACGGCGCCGACCTCGTGCTCTGGAACGGCGTCATCGGCATGGAGCAGACGATGACCGGCGACGGCCGGATGATCGAGGAGGGTGCCCTCCGCTGGGAGGATCTCCCGATCCCGCTGCGCTACGTCGCGAAGGACGTCGGCGCGCACGACGGCGCCGAGGTCGTCGGCACGATCCAGTTCATCGAGCGTGAGGAGGACGGCCGGATCATCGGGACCGGCACCTTCGACACGTCCAGCGAGGCGGGCCGTGAGGCGGCGCGAGTCGTCGGTGAGGGGATCACGAACGGCGTGAGCATGGACCTCGATGACGTGAGCTTCGAGGTGCGCGTCGCTGAGGATGTTCTCGCGGCGCATGAGGCTCAGCTCGACGGTGCCGGGGACGGCGAGGACGGTGAGCAGGAGGCTCGCGCCGTCGTCGACGGGAAGGTCGTGATGCTCCAGATGTCCTCGGACGACGAGGTGCACGTGACCAAGAGCGCCCGCATCCGTGCCGCGACCATCGTGAGCATCCCCGCCTTCGCTGAGGCGAAGATCGAGGTCGTCGAGGAGGACGAGGCGCTCTCGGACGACGACGCGATCAAGGCTCTCGACGCCGACGACGAGATCGGCGAGGACGACGTCGAGGAGACCTACAACTGGGTCGACGACGTGGGCGGCCTCCCGAAGTACATCCGCCGGATCGCGGACCACCTGATCGCGAAGGGGATGACCGAGTCCCGTGCGATCGCGTCGGCCGTGAACACCGTGAAGCGGTGGGCGCGCGGCGGGACCGTCACGGCGAAGCCGGGCGGGCCGCGCGTGAGCGCGAAGACTGCGGCGAAGGCGGCCGCGGCCGTCGCGGAGTGGGAGGCGAAGAAGATCCGGGCGCGCGCTTCGGCGGCGAAGACGTCGACGCTCTCCCTCGTCGAGGCGGGCGGTCCCGTCGCTCCGCCGTCGGCGTGGTTCGAGGATCCGGGCCTCGCGGAGGCGACTCCGCTCCGCGTCACCGAGGACGGGCGCGTGTACGGGCACCTCGCGGTCTGGGACTCCTGCCACATCAGCCACCCGGACGATTGTGTGAGCCCTCCGCAGTCGGCGACGGGCTACGCCTACTTCCACACGGGCGCCGTGCTGACGTCGGACGGGGAGGAGGTCGCGGTCGGTCACCTCACGATGAACACCGGGCACGCCTCGCAGGAGAAGCGGGCTCTCGCGGCCCTCGCTCACTATGACGACACCGGGACCGTCGCGGCGGACGTGCGGGCCGGGGAGGACCAGTTCGGGATCTGGGTGGCGGGAGCGATGCGCTCGACGCTCACCGAGGAGCAGGTTCGGTCGATGCGCAGCGCCCCGCTGTCGGGCGACTGGCGGCGCGTGAACGGGAGCCTGGAGCTCGTCGCGGCCCTCGCGGTGAACGTGCCGGGGTTCCCGGTCCCGCGCCCGTCGGGCCGCCGCGCCTCGGGGCACACGCAGGCGCTTGTCGCGTCCGGGATGATCCCGCCCCGGAAGGTCCGGCGGCCGGGGACGGAGGGGGCGCTCTCGACGGAGGATCTGCGCTACCTCAAGCAGCTCGCTCGTCGCGAGAAGAGGGCGGCGACTGACGCGCTCGCGCGGCGGCTGAACGAGGAGCGGGTGCGCGGCTTCGCGGCGGACCTCCTCCCCTGATCGTCCACAGACTGTCCACTACGAAGGAGATCACCATGGCATGTGGATGCAAGAAGACCCCTCGCCCGTTCGGCCCGTCGTCGGTGAAGGCGAAGGAGTCGTCCGAGCCGAGCAAGTACGTCCTCAAGACCAGGCTGGGGCAGAAGTCGTTCGGCTCGCGCCTGGAGGCTGAGGCCGCGAAGCGACGCGCGGGTGGCGGGACCATCATCGAGGTGCGCTGAGCGCGACACGCGAGGGCCGTCCCCGAGGTGCATGACGCCTCTGGGGCGGTCCTCTCGCCGTTCCTATGGATCTATGTCTGACCAGGGGCTCTACATAGAGCAGTGCTATGAAACCTCTCTGACCTGCACCTATGCGTCCCAGGGAACCTCTATGGTATGCTCCGCAGCCGAAGGCGGCCGCGGGCATACCCATAGAGAGGGTCCCGCTGGGGCATAGGCCGGAGACATAGCCATAGGGGCGCTAGAGGGTCGAGGAGACTCCCCTCGCGTAGGCGGTGCTACGATGATCGCGCCCGGCATGGTAGGTGGACCTCGGGCGGTCACGCTACGATCAGCGGGACCGATACCGGTTCACCCCACACTCCGAGGAGTAGCCATGCGAGCCCTTCGTGCTCACCGCACCCCCTCCGCCCTCGCGGCCCGCGCCGATCAGTACGCGGACAAGCGCGCCGACAAGGGCGACGAGGACGAGACCTTCACCATCCCCGAGGATCTCGGGACCCTGAGCGACGCCGAGGTGGCCGAGCTCCATACTCAGTCCGTCGACGCCTTCCGCGCTATGTACGGCGACGGCTCTGACCTGACCGACGAGGACCTCACCGCACTCGCGGCCCTCACCGAGGGCATCGAGGGCGTCAAGGAGGAGCTCGCGACTCGCGAGACCGCCGCCAACGAGCGTCGTGAGCGCGCCGCCGAGCTCGCCGCCAAGGTCGCCCCCGCCGACGAGTCCGAGGAGGACGAGGACGGCGAGGAGTCCGAGGACGGCGACGAGTCCGCTGAGGACTCCGCCGACGGCGAGGACGCCGAGAAGGAGAAGGACGAGGACGAGGTGAAGGACGACGAGTCCGCCGCCGAGACCCTCACCGCCGCGGCGCCGCGCAAGCGTGGCCCGATCTCCGTCCCCATGAGCCGCGCGAAGCGCCACCTCCCGAAGGCTCGACAGGAGAACACCGGCACCCCGACCCGGATGCAGGACATCGCCTTCGCCGCCGGTGAGGGCTCCGGCTACGCCTCCGGTGAGGGCATCGACTTCACGGACGCGGGCAAGATCGTGAACCGCCGCCTCGCGACGGTGAACGAGACCGCGATCCGCGCCGCCCACCGTGGCGGCCGGACCGTGCGCCAGCAGATGGGCGTCATGTCCATCCGCAAGCCGATCCCCGACGACCTCGTGATCGGCAACAACGACGCGATGCACGTCGAGGACGTCCTCCGCCGTGCCACGTCCGAGTCCCGCCTCCAGGGCAACAGCCTCGTGGCGGCCGGTGGCTGGTGCGCCCCGTCCGAGACCCTGTACGACCTCCTGGAGCTGGAGTCCCGCGACGGGATCTTCTCCCTCCCCGAGGTCGGCATGGCGCGCGGCGGCATCTCCCGCACCCTCGGCCCGGACTTCGCGACCATCTTCAACGATGTCGTCGGCTTCCACTACACCGAGGAGCAGGACATCGCGGGCAACTACGGTGTCGACGCGGACGGGAACGGCAACGACACCGCCGGTTCCAAGCCGTGCTACCGCATCGAGTGCCCCGAGTTCGAGGAGTTCCGCCTGGAGGTCGACGGCCTCTGCATCACCGCGGGCCTGCTCCAGCAGAAGGGCTACCCCGAGGTCATCGCCCGCACCGTGCGCGGCGCCCTGATCGCGCACGATCACCGCATGGCCGCGCGGATCCTGCGCGCCGTCGCCGCGGGCTCGACCGCCGTCGCGATGCCGACCGAGGGTGGCACCACCGCTCCTCTGCTCCGCGCGATCGAGCTCCAGGGTGAGCACGTCCGCTACCTCCACCGCCTCGGCCGTGGCACCACGCTGGAGGCCGTGTTCCCGTTCTGGGTCCGCGGTGCGATCCGCTCCGACCTCTCGAAGCGGAACGGCGTCGAGCTGCTCAGCGTCACCGACGCGCAGATCAACGGCTGGTTCTCGGCACGCGGCATCGCTCCGCAGTTCGTGTACAACTGGCAGGACATCAACGTCCTCGACGCGGCGGCCTTCACCGGCTGGCCGAGCGAGGTGTCCTTCCTCATGTACCCCGCCGGGTCGTGGGTCCGGGGCTCCTCGGACATCATCACGATGGACACCCTCATCGACTCGACGCTCCTCGCGCAGAACGACTTCACCGCTCTGTTCACCGAGGAGGGCTACGCGGTCGTGCCGATGGGCCACGACTCCCGCGTGATCACCGTGCCGCTCGACGACTCCGGCGTCACCGGCATCCAGGCCGAGCTCGGCGGGAACACCGTCGACCTCACCCCCGGCACCCCGGAGGATCCGGCGGGGGAATGACGGACCTCTACCGGGCTAGCTACTGAGCTGGCCCGGTAGGGGCTGCCCCTACCCTGACCGGCCGAATCGAGAGTGAGGACTCACCATGGCTGACTGGAACACCACCCTCCCCGACACTGCCGTCGTCGGCGAGGAGACGCACGTCGAGGACCACAACGCGATCGTCGCGGCGATCGCCGAGGCGCGGTCCGTCGTCGACGCGGCCGAGGCGGCTATCGCTTCGCTGCAGGGACTCCTCGACGGGAAGGCGGAGAGCGGGCACACGCACGCCGCCTCCGACATCACGTCGGGCACCCTGGCGGCCGCCCGTATCCCCGACCTCGACATCTCGAAGGTGACCGGCCTCCAGGCCGCCCTCGACGGGAAGGCCGATGACGGGGACCTGACCGCACTGGACACGCGCGTGGCGGCCCTTGAGGCCGCGGCGGGCGGGGCCTGACCGACACCGGGGAGGGGCCGCTGAGCCCCTCCCCCTTCACCTAGAAGGGAGCCGACATGGCAGACACTCGTGCGATCGTCACCGCGCCTGATCGGGCACCGGTGGCATTTGGTCTGTTCTCCGCCCTGACGTTCCGTGACACCGGCCGCTGGCTGACCGGTGTCACCTGGCCGGGCACCACGTGCGGCCCCGCGGCCGTCTACGAGGTCGGGTGCACCGATGACCCCGCCGAGGTCGACCGCCCCGATCGCCCCCTCGTGTGGGGCGAGGCGGACGCGATCAGCGTCGAGGGGACCTACACCTGCACCCCGGTCGGGATCACCCTCGCGGAGATCGAGGAGCGTGCCGTCGAGGACCTCCAGCGTCACGAGGAGGCCGCCGTCGAGGCTCACCTGTGGGGCCTTCTCGCGGCCGATGAGGGCGCGGAGGCGGTGACGGGCCTCGATGCCTCTCCGAAGGGCGTCCTGGGCGCCCTGGAGCGTCACGCGGCGCAGTCTTACGGCTCGAAGGGCGTGCTTCATCTGCCCCGACAGCTCGCGCCGTTCTTCGAGAGCCTTCTGGAGGTCCGGGGCGGACAGCTCCAGACCTTCCTCGGGACCCCCGTCGCCGCTGGTGCCGGGTATGGGAGCGCGGACGGGACGACCGTCTACGTCTCCCCCGCCGTCCTCGCCTACCGCGGGGAGGCACAGATGCTCGGTGCCCCTGAGCAGCTGTTCGACCGCTCCAACAACCAGCTGACGGCCGTCGCTCAGCGCGACTACCTCATCGGCTACGACACCTGCCCGATCGCTTCCGCGACCGTCACCCTCTGAGGAGATACCCATCATGGCAACGCACCAGTTCACCCCCGTCCTCGGGAAGCGCTACCGACTCACCACGCTGAATCGTGCGGGTCGCGTCGACGAGAACTCGATGCAGATCGTCGGCGACGGTTTCGTGACCGTCACCCTGTCCTCGGAGGTCGAGGACGGCGCTGAGATCACCCAGCGCAAGTTCACCGGCGGCCTGTGCGTCAACGAGACCGGCTCGCCGAGCTTCAAGAACTTCACGCTGGAGACCGAGTTCTGTGGCGTGAACCCTGACCTGCTCACCGGCATGACCAACGCGGAGCCCTACGAGGACGCCGCGGGCGACGTCGCGGGCTTCACCGTCCCCGAGGGTGAGATCGACAAGGCGTTCGCGCTGGAGATCTGGATGGGCCTGTCCTCGGCCGTCGTCGCTGAGGGCGAGGATGAGGCGTCCGGCTACCTCCTCCTGCCCTACGTCCGCGCGGGCGTGCTCGGCGACATCGAGATGGGCGGCGAGGACGCGGTGACGTTCTCGATGACCAACGCGATCACCCGCGGCGGCAACGGCTGGGGCGTCGGCCCCTACGACGTCGTCTACTCGGGTGAGCCCGGCGCCCTCGTCGCGTCGCCGCTCCCGTCCCCTCTGGATCCGCTGGACCACCTGCTCCTCATGGACAC